GTCCAACCTTCTTCATGTCACCTAAAGCAAGGAAGTCTTTGTTAGGAAACCTTACCTTCTGTGCTTGGAGTGTGCCCTCTCTATCATAGTAGTTGGCAACTTGTACCTTCTTACCATTGTAGATTGATACTCCATACTGCCAGTACCTTGCAGTCTTCTCAGTTATCTTCCTTTTGTTTAGTGCCTGTACCTCAACAGGTAGGAAGGCAAAGTTACTCTTCTGTGTAGTCACTGCTATCACTCCTTTATCATCGTTTGGGTATGTCAGTACCTGACAAGAGAAGCAGTAGTGTTTGCCTGTACTATACAAAGCATTGGCATCACTACTGCCACAGTGAGGACACTCTTCATGTCTTATGAACTCACCGTTATCCATCCTTGCCTATTGACTCCTTTATAAACTTAGACATGTAATCTAAACCTTCAGCTATCTTCTTAAGGGTATGATTATCATACTTCTCAGAGTCACCTACCATATCAATAGCCATGTCCTCATAAGTAGATGTATGTTCTATCTCCTCATCACCTATGATAACAGACATACTTAGACCTTGCTTAGTAAACTCTGCTTGTAAGTCTACATCAGTTTCAATCATGTCTTTAACATCTATCACACTCATTATACTACCTCTATTTTTTGTGTGTTTATATCAATAAAGTCATGGGTTTCTTTATAAGAATGTTCACCTTCAAAGATGACAGCATCCTCTACTTCATAATGACTATCAATCATTTGTTGCCAATGGTTATGTAGAGCATCATGCATATTCTTGCCCTCAACCCAGTGAACATTCATTATTATGTGTTTAACATTATTAACTTCATAAGATATATTTGCTACTATTGTATATTTTTTCATAACCACTCCTTTGGTATTGTTTCTTCTGCCCATATAAAACCATTACGGTCAGCCCATTCTTGACAGGTCATCTTAGAACCATCCTTTCTTTTCTTAGCTCCTTGTATAGTGGAGCTTGCCTTTTGAAATACAAATCGTATATCTAAGTCAGGGTACTGTGCCTTGACAGCCTTCATCTTACGTTGACTGTCTTGTCTGAAGTATCCTTTAAGCTCCACTATCATCTTGCCTATCTTTAAGTCAGGAACATAGTGACGTTCCACAAAGTATGCCATCTTCTCAGGCTCATACACATGTGGAATGTCACGTGCTACTAGGTCTGCAATGACCCTTGCTTCAAAAGTCCCCTTCGTCACTAGCTGTACCATCAGTATCTACATTGTCAAAGACTGCAGAGTTATCTTTCTCTATAGCTTTGGCTACGAATCCATCTTCTTCATCAAAGATAGCATCAGTAGAAGATGAACCATGTTCAACCAAGTCAATGACTTGCACAGCTTTAAGTCTGAGGGACACACCTACCTGTTTAGTAGACTGCATCATGTAAGCAACAGGTTCAACAGCTACCTTTATAACTGAGCCATTGCCTATCAACTGGTCACCTGACATTGGGTTACGTTTAGCATCTACAACGTTAACCTTTTGTGAGTATACTTGACCATTCTTACCTCTTATCTTAGCCTTGAGTTTAGTTTTGAATACAACATTACCTGTCTCATTACCATCTTGGTCAAAGTCTGGCTCAGTTACAGGACGTTTGGACAGGGTTGCCTTAAGTTGTGGCTTCTCCTTGACAACCTTATTATACTCCTCATCAATGAGTGCTTCTAGTTGTTCACAAACTTGTGCTGCTTCTGCTTCAGGTACAATTACTGAAGTAGAATATTCTCCGTCATCTACAAACCTTGTATCAGGTTCAAAGACTTTTGCCCATAGGGACTTTCCTTTTATTACTAGCATATAATAACTCCTTATTGCTATTTGTTTTGCCAACTGGCTAGGTTGTAACTTTAGAAATCAAGCAAAGAAATACTCTGATTTCAATACGTTACGGATATCTAGGTTGCCTTTACTTGGTGGCAGAGGAACATCCTCAGTACCTAGAGTCTTGATTGCATGAGTCCTGAGTTCATCAAGAACATCATGCTCTTCATACATACTAACGAACTGTTCACGTAGTATCTCAGATAGCTGTGGCATCATGCTACTATGTGTACCATAGCTGTCATGCACCATAGCAAAGTCTACAATACCTACCTTAGTAGCTTCGTTAATAGTACGTGTCATAGCAGAGGCATCTAAACTATGGATGAAGTTAGGACTACTACCTAACCCTGTCCTCTGCTTATTAACTGTGTCTTCCTTATCTTTAGGAAAGGATAGAGATACTACCTCACCATTGATGTGTGTCTTTATCCTCTTCTGTTGTAGTTCATTATACTGTTGCATAACTAACCAACCTGTAGGTGTTACCCACTCCATGTGTTGACCCATGTTAGAGTACACATCTCCAACACTCTTAACGTAGTCCATCACCTTACGTGCTGACACAATCACACCACTAATGCTGTCCCATATGTGACCTGCTAGGTAGTGAGTGACATTGAATAGGTCATCACCAAAGATGTTGGGTGTGCCTTCCTTTATCTTCTCCTTGATAGCTTCTTCTATGTAGGCACGACAAGCATGTTTAGTACCTGAGTATGGTACAATCATAACAGGTCTCTTAGCTAACTTCCTATCAATACCAAACTCTAAACATTTCCTACCCAGTTCTGTATCCTCCTGTCGTATACGTTGTATAGCTTGGTCAGCTACCTGTGTATAAATATCTTGAGGTACATCAGAAGATATTAAGTTAGTAGCTACACCCCCTACCTCATCTCTTAGTATAGCTGAGAGGTGCTGTAATCCATTGCAACTACCATCTGCTGAGACAGGTAACCTACTCTCATAACCCCAACCAAACTTAGCTAAGGCTGACATCTCATAACACCAAGCTAGGAACTGGAATGGTTTGTCTGCATCAAGCCAAGCTCTATTGTCATAAGGATTATCTGCTATCCTATGTGCCTCATCTACGTAGTCCCATGCCCATGCTTCACGTTTGTCTAACGTTATCTTATCATTACCATACAGGTTTGCACCATGTATACACAGCCACCTTGCATCATCCCAGTTATCAATAGGTACAGGATAACCAAACTCTAACAAGCTCTTACTCCAATCAGCTGACTGAGGTGTGAGGAATGTACTGCTTGCATACTTACGTGAACGGAAATCATTCTGCCATACGTAATAGAACTTATCATACTTAGCAAACTGTTCTGCTACCTGTAAGGTACGTTCAACTTGTATCCTCTTACTCACACTACGATTATTAGTTGAGTAAATCTCAGCACGTTTACGTGACCATATCCTAAAGGTAGACTTCTCTTCATCATTCATCTCACTAGGTTCTTTACTGAAGTGGTAGTTAGGTAGAGGTGTGTCCTCCCTTGCAGGTAAGTTACCTACCTCCTGTCCATTGTCCCACAGCTGACGTATAACTTTGAATACATTCTGATTAACTCTCCACTCAGTTTGTTGTAGTGCATTGAGACAAGCATACTCAGCAGTCAAGTCTTGTTCAGATAGTCTAGTTAGGTGTGTCTTTAATCCCATTACTTTCTCCTTACAATAGGTAGTTCATCTATGTCATGTCCATGATAACCTCCACCCTTGACTGATGTCCAATCTTTAGGTGGTATTACACAAGGTAAGTATCTTGGACGTGACCCTTGCATGTACTCGTTGAATGCATTAATCCAATCAAGTGTATCTTGAGTTGGTACAACGTAGGTTGCACGTCTCCTCCTTTCAGTCTGCTGTGTGTCAAGCTTGATGATACCTGTGCTCTGTATAATCAAGTCAACCATCTTAAACCCTACGTGAACACGTTCAGATTTAAGCCACTCAGTATTCTTGTAGCCATCCTTGTTCATCTTATTAGTTAGACCAAACCTTCTAGCTCCATATGCTTTCTTCATAGCAAGCTTGATTGTGTTGTTAGCTACTGCTCCTTCAGAGTGTATCCATTTGTCTAACCTATCTTGTATCTCAAGGTTACTACCTATAGTTCTAGCTACATACAGCAGAGTATTCTTTCTGCTAATTGAATCCACTAGTGTGACTAGTGCAAGGTATGCAACTTGTTCTGCATCCATGTCCTTTAAATTTTTCCAAGCAATATCTCGTGAGGTATTGGTAGGATTCTTAATGAACTGTACTACTGCACCTGTCACAGTTTGTACTAGCCTAGATACTATAGCTCTTCCATGTGGTGTGTGTGATTCCTTTCCCTTATCTACTGCTACATCCACGACTTTACTATACCTTTGTATTCCACCTGTCATCATGTCAGTCTCAAGTTGAAGCTGTTCCTCAATCATAGACTGTTCTGTTTCTAAAGTTACAACCAAGATAGACTCCCTTTCACATATATAACTATAGGTACTCCGTTATACCTGATACACCTAGTACAATTACACCTAATAACATCAGTAAAAACTGTACCCCTATCATGTTATACTTGGTGCAGTATCCTATACTTGATACTGTAGCCATCATAACAATCCATAACACCATGAATGTATTAGTCATACTCTCTCCTTTGTGTTGTACATAGTTATCCATTCATTATTCCTT